CAGTCATAGTAGGAGAACCTACACTAGTAACAGCTTGCCAGCCTTTAACTACAGGGGTAGACTGTACTGTACCTGTAGCAGTAGATGTACCACCCGTTATGACATTACCTGTAGCGAATATATTATCAGGTAGCTTGCCAAAGTTAATTACTAGAGCGTTTGCAGTTTTAGAGATAACTGTTCCTGTAGCAGCTACACCTGTGTTATCACTTGAGCTAACTACACCTGTAACTGTTTCACCTACTGTAAAGCTAGAACCTTCACCTGAAGCTAATGTAACATCGTAGTAATGATTATACCAGTGTAGATAGTTATTACCAGATGTAGGCTTACGACAGCCAAAGATACCTTGGTTAATATCAGCAGATACGTGTACACCTAACACAGGGCTATTAGCTAATCCTGTAAGTTCACCATAAGAGTTTTTATACCCTGAGATACGTCTGTACCCACCATTCAAGGCAGGTTCATAGTTAATAAGACGCAGTGCTGAACCTGCCATCTGACCACCTTGCGTTAGCGGATCTTGGTTAACCACCAAGCCACCCATACAAGGTGTAGCAAAAGTACGTAGGTTATCAGCCATTACTTAAGACCTGGTTGTGGATTAAAGTATCTGCCAGCTATTACATGGGATGTTAAATATAAAGGTGAGTCAAGCAAAAGGCGGCGCATGTTATCCATACCCTGTTCAAACTTCTGCTGATGTAATGCAGCACTCTGTTCGTTAGCACGAAAGCGCATCAGATACATAACTGCACCATCTACTACTACAGTGTTAAAACGATCAGGTATAATACATGCATCACTGTAAATAGTCAGATCAGTAGGGTAAGACCAGTAGCGATACTCAATCTCATACACATCATCTGGCAGAGGAGTAACACCAAACTTCATGTCTTCTGTCTGGTAAACTCTATTAGGTATACTGTGTGCGTTACTACCACCTACATCCTCACCAGTACGATGATAGCGAATGTAGTCCTCATAAGTAAGTACAGGGAGTTTTTCAGGTGTGTTACCCTTAGAAGATAAGCGCTTAATGTAGAACGTATCCCAATCAACCTTAGAGGCATCAGATGCAAAGTCGTACACACCTGTACCAACAGTCATAGGCTGCGCGTATGTTGTAAGAGTAAAAGGCCATTCCTGTGCGTGTTGTAATATCTCACGTACAGAAGAATTGATAGCATCCTTAGCTAAAGCCTGTAAGTTACGAGCATCACTAAAGCCATCACCACCAATGTCAAGCTCAACTTCATTGACACGGCGTAATGCTTGATTAACTAAGTTAACATAAGTAGCCATAGAGATATCCTGAAATTAAATGTGCTGAAGGGCCAGCCTCTTGACAAGACCAGCCCAACAGACTAAGTAGTATTAAGCAGCGTTGTAACGTACTGTTAGCAATGCCTCTGGACGTAGAATCTTACGCCCATATAGATGCATACCACGCACGATGTCTGCAAATGAGTCGGGATCACGGTAGTTCTCGACTTTATTAATCTGCTCTGCAGAAGCAACAGCATCATCCTGACCAGCTACAACAACACCATAGTTAGCGTCTTGTGCAGTTGTACCAGAAGTACCAGCGCCAGTGCCTTTTGCTGGAAGGTTGTTTGAAACATAAACACGGAAGCCGTGCAAGTTGTTCAATACAAGACCATTCATAAGACCTGAGCCACCGAAGTCAGCATTTAATACGCGACTGTCTTCGTCTTTGAGCATCTCTACGAACACTGGGTCCACACAGATCCAACGCCCACGTGAGTCAACATTTGCTGTATCCATCTTACGAGCCATACGAGCTACGACTGTTAAAGGGGATACTGTAGTTGCTGACACTGCAGTTGCACCAGGTAAACGTGGTGCTAGTGGAACTGAGTCTCCTGCTGTAGCAGAACCTGAGATGGTCAAGCTTGAGAAGTCAGTTGCGTCCAAGTGGTTCGCAGTGAACAATTCACCTGTCAAGCTACCTGCAGTTTCGTGTTGTGCATCACCAGAAGTAGTAGTAATGAAAGCACCTGCAGTAGTGTGTCCTGAGAGATAAGACAGTACGTCTGCGTCCATTGCATCAGCCATCTTATATGCTGCACGATCAGCAGCCAAAGATGTGAAGTCTACATTTGAGAACTGCTCTTCAATGTCATCCATCTTGAAAGCAAAGTAGTTAGCTTTGTCGATAGTCAACGAGAAGTCAGAATCATCAAGCTTCTCTACTGAGATAGCTGTGTGACGCTGCAGAGCGTTGACTGTTACGTCAGGCTCTTTTTGAATGCGAACTGTGTCGCCTTGGTTTGCAATCTCACCAAAATATGAGTTGTTGGTGATTGCGTTAGTAATGGCAGTCTTGCGTAAAGCAATCTGTGCCTGTTTGGAGTAGATAATTGGGGAGAAGTTCCCGTCAAATCCACCCGATGCGGATGTAATAGCCATTTGTTGATTCCTTTCAAAGATATGGCGTGAAGTTTAGACACTACATATTCACTGAAAGAGGCTCTTCATATTAGGGTAGTCAGCATTGCATATTAGGATGGCCGTCCTGTAATGCGCTGGGCCTATACGTTGAGGTAGTTCTTCGTTGTGGTTAGTGCTTATAAAAGCATACACACTTATTTTGTGTATATACTATAGTTTTACTTATGAATCATCGTTTGTCAAGCTATTTCTTTGACATATCATAAATAAACTTTCCTTGGCGCTGGGCTTCAAATATCTCATCCATGCGCTTTTCGTATTCTTTCATAGACATCTTATCTACTTGTGATTCACTTATGTACTTAGATGCTTCATCATGCTCTGGTGTAGTGTTACGTTTTGTACGAACAGAAGATGCAGCTTCTTTATCATTACTAGATGTCTTCTTACCAGTAATACCTTTATCAACTTTGTACAAGTCAATCACACGAGCTACAGACTTAGCGTCATCTATGTTCTCATACAAAGCATCTTGTACCCACTTAGGCTGATCCTTAGCCCATTCATGGAATATATCATCAGAGCGAATATGGCTAAAGTCAGGATGTATAGCCGCTAGCTCAGCTTCAGCTTTCTCACGTTTAGCTGTAATGCGTAACTCTTCGATCTCTTTTAAGCGAGTATCTAGTGATGCAGACTTCTCATCAGCTTTCTTTGTAGCAATAGCTTCTACGATACCTGCTACGTCTGGATACTTCTTAGCCCAAGCTTCAATCTCTGCATTTGACTTAGGTAGTACAAGCTCATTCTTAGTAGCTGCATCTAGTTGCTGCTCTAGCTTTTCTAGCTTAGTAGCTACTTCCTTGTCTTTCTCTTGCATGTGCCGACGAAGATCACCATAGCGTTGCTTAAACGTTTTCTCTTCAGCACTTAAGTTTGTATCATCTTCTTTTTGTGCTTTGGCTTTAGCTGGCTTTTCCTCTTTTTGTTCAGTATTACTTTCTGCCTGAACTGAGGTGTCATCAGAGCTTTCGCTATCGGATTCACTATCAGTGGTTTCTTCCTGCGTTTCATTGTCTTCTTGCACCATGCCAGCTTGTTTCATAAGCTCACGTAGTTCTTCTTCATCACGATTAACTCGTGCCATGTTACGTAAGTGTGATACCGATTGCACCTCTACTTGTTCTACTTCAGCCATTGTTTACTCCTTATGTTGGGGCCAGTCAAGTTATAACTGGGTAGCCTTATAGTTATGTGGATTATTATCCAGCCGCTGCTGATATTACAGCATTGAACTCTCGTTCTTCATCTATATCTTTAGGTTGCAGTGCACCTGAAACTATGTCACGTATTCTTTGCTCTTGTCTTTCTCTATCTACTCTATCACCTGAAGCACTAGTAAACATAGATTCATGTCTTTCATATCTTTCAGCATCAGTAAGTTCAGTTTCTGGTGCAGCGGCTGTCTCTTCTGAACTAGAGTCATCCTTTTCCGTTCTACGTGCACCACCAAAAGATTCTTTCAATCCTGGTCCTTGTACTCCTGCTTCACCGTCAAAGCCTAATAAGTCGCCTAGCCATGTATCACCAAAGTCCTGACCAGGTTTATTACCTTCTTGTTCATCTGATCTATCTTTTAAGCCCTCAAACAAACCAGACTCACCACCAAAGATGCTACCTTTACGTTCTAAACCAGACTTCTTGAATGCTTCAGGGTCTTCTGCCTCTAAACGATCTAGTACATCATTATACCGTGCTACACCTGCTGTATTAACAAGAGCAGAAAAAGGTAACCCTGCAAAAGAGGCAAGGCCTGTAGCAACGCTATTCATAGTGGATAGACCTTTAGCAGTCTGTTCTAGTTTTTCTGTAGGTATAGCATCTAAGTCAAACTCATCTTTTACAGGTACTGGTGGACGTACTGGATCATCGTTATCATCTCTGCGATCTTGCTCTGCTTCTTCAGTAGCTGTAGGAGCATCACCTTCTGTATAGCCTGGTGGGATCATACCCATAGGCTCTCCATTAAAGAACGGAATAGTCATCGTCATACCAGCATCGTTAACGAATTTGCGATACTCTAAACCACCTTGGAAGTCGGGACCAGCCATGCCGAACTGTGATATGTCAGGTTGTTTAATATACTCAGGGAAGCTTAAACCACCTTGTTGAAAACCCATAAGGCCACCATTAGCAGCGCCTACCGCTTGTTCATCTTGAGGTGCTTGGGCCATGATAGCCATAAGGTCTTCATCAGAAATACCGACTTCACCTGTGCCCTCTTCAATAGGCTCACCACCAATACGACCATTAGACTCCATTTCAGCCAAGCCCATCTTAGCTTGTGAACGTAAGTCCTCAAAGAACTTGACCCCATAAAAGCGTAGAACATCAGCAGGGACAACATACTCTCCTTCACTTAACATTGCAGGAATATCGTCACGTACTTCTTCTGGTAAAGATCCAGGTGGTACTTCGTTGCCTGACACAGGGTCTACATCTGTACGGCTAGACTTAAATACTGCATCCATTTGTTCATCTGTGGCTACACCACCTTCATTCATTTGCATCCCACTAGACGCTGCTAGAAGATAATCTTGTTGTCCTGAGTACATGTCTTCTCCTACTAAACCACCGTTTGCAAACTTACGTCCTAGTATTTCTTCTATTTCATCACGATAAGGTAAGTCTTTTACACCTGCAGCCTCTTGTGCTGCCTTTGCTTCATCTCTACTTAGGACACGTGATACTTTCATATCACCACCTACTACCCATGTATCACCGTCTGCCTGACCATCTACATAAGAATAACTACCGCCTTTAGGCACTTTATCATTTATATCAGACCTACCTCTTTCTGACATATAAGAACGAAGTTCATCACTTGTGTCATCAGCCATTTCTACTTCAGCCCAGAATTGATCTTCTGCTCTACGTTTTACGTAATACTGATCTCCACGTGTACGAATAGCTTTAGTGTTAATACCTGCATCTAATAGTTTAGAAGCCTCATCTTTGCTTATTTTAATATCTTGTGGACCTAAATGTTCTGCAACAGGATTAGTGCTAGCATGAAAACCAGGCCTAGCTGCAACAGCAGTTACTCTACCAAAAGGTGCGTTTTTTGTACGCCCTGCTTTATTTGTTATAAAACCTGCGTCAATTAACTTCTGGCGAGTTTCTTCATCAGGGATAGTAATAGTATCCCCTGTTTTCTTGGCTTTTTCACCTTTATCTCTTTTTGCACCTTTAGTAGGTACATACCATCCTTCACCACCTGCTTTTGTTTTACCTTTAAATGCAACATCAGGAAAGTCTGCTTCTATCCATTGATTAACAGGTATTTCATCTGCGGCATTTACAAATAAAGGATATAGTTTTTCATCATTTTTTACAAAAAGTTTGTAGGCGGGACGTGTTTTCTTAAAAGGATCTTCAGCTACTTTAGGTACGTTACTTGCTACATTAATAGCTTCATCCGTTTGACGTGCCATATCAGCACCTTTGCGGATCATACTTTTAGCTGCAGTACCTAGTCCAGGTATAAGCCCAATAGCTTCTGTACCTGCTAACATACCTATCTTTAAATAATTAGGCTCTTCTTTTTTTAATTCATCTTCTATGTCAGTAATAGTCATAGCTGTGCCTATGCCAGGTAGCATACCAGCTATGTTTTCGTAAGCATCAGATTCTTCTACACGTTGTCTGTATGATCCTGTAGGGTCACTACGTCTAGGGTTTCGTGCCATTAATTTTATCCCTCAAGTATTTTAGTCTACGCAGTGCTAGTATACCGCCTTGCGTCTTGTGAATCTCTACCGTGTTCTCTGATTGCTCTAAGCGTGTCTGCATTACAGCTATCTCTGCGTCTAACTCTAAACAAAATGCATCCCACTCAGCTTTGTTATTTACAAATGCTTTAAGCGACATTACCAGAGAAACCTTCCTCACCTGGTACTGGTGCTACGCCTGTCCCAATAGTACCGCCACCTGCGCCTGTCTGATCCTGTGGTGCTGCCCCTGCTGGAACTGCTGGACCTTCTTGTCCTACTGGCGCTGGGCCACCCATAGCTGCTTCAGGGGGTGGGGCTGGTTGTTGAAACCCTTTAAGGATCTCAGCTTGGATAGCTGCGTCCTGCATAGAGTTAGTTACCTTGTTAGGATCAAGGTCCATGCTCTTAGCAATCTCACGAATGATGTAGTCCATCTTAGCAAAGGGTGCTAGGGCTGGGTTCTGTACTACACCCAAGAACTGCATCAAACGCTGTGAACGTACTTCGTTAGCCATCAATGACTCAGTACCGTTAGCTATAACTTCTAGGTCACCCTTGATGCCTTCATCAAAGTCAAACTGCATGTTAAACGCAAAGAATGCACGACCCATAGGCGCTAGTAGGTAATCATCTACGTTCTTAACTACAGAGCGAATAGAACCATTAGCTGCAGACATAAGCATACTAATGCCACTAGCAGTGCGACCCACTCCTGATACACCTGTCTGA